GCGTGTGCGTGGGCGTGGGCGGCAATCGTGGGCAGAATGTGGGCGAAACGTGGGCATGATAGTAGGTGTTATAGTTACGCTTAAGCTCGCTACCGTATGGCTAAGCTCAAGCCGCCCCTACGGGGGAAGCGACCACTCTACTATAACGTTAGGGTTCTCAGATTTTTCTGCAAAATTCTGTCTACTATGTCAGCGCTTAGCTAACCCTCGCTAGGAAGCTCGCTGACAGGAGTTTACATTGCAGGCTACTTACCTAGCCAAGGGTATGCAAACGCCCGTCAGCGGGCATCCTAGAGCCTCTGAGAGGCATTCTAAGAGCCGGTGTTAGACCAGACCGGCATGTGTATGTCCTTCTTAGATTAATAGGGTATCGAAAATATGCTCCCAGTATAGAGTGTTCATTACCCCATTAATTTAACAGTTAATTTTAGTGTTTTGCTAGAAGCTCAATGAATAGAGACGGGAGTTTTTTCTGCTGCTTCTTCGTAGTTCTCTTTAGACGCACCCCGCTCAAACATGTGCATCTCTCCAAACTCAGGTTCAAAGAAATCGCCTACTACAGCCATGACCAGCTCAGGATCGAATGGCTTGCACGAGAACACATCCAGATACATCTCTCCTGTAGCGTCTACAAAGTGAGCGCAGATGTTAGACGTCTCGATCAACTGAGTCAGCGTAAAGCCAGCTTTGCCAGCATCGTGTTCAGCAAAGTGAACAGCTTCTGGCTCTCCGTAGGCTTTCATGCCAATTGTGGGAACTAGCTTTTTACAGAAAGCGATAATGTTGTCTTTGGAGGTTATTTTTTCTTTGCTGCATCCCCCTAGATCGAGTGAGAGATGCCATCCCCATATGTATGTCATGTCAGATTAACCTTTGTCTCGCTAGAGAACTCGTGCGCTTGTACCTCTGTGGGCAGCGCCATAATTAGATTGAGATTTACGACCTGCTGCATGGTCCATGAACTTCTGTAGTTCACGATCCAGAGCTTCAGACTTCTCTGCTGCTATCCCTCTGTCAGCATCTTGGGCCATTTGTTCGACCCAGTAGTTCACAGCGATAGCCAGAGCGTCCAATCGGTCATCATGTTTGAGAGCACCCCTATCGTATGTGACTCGTGTCATCTGGTAGACAAGGGTTTTGGTAAACTTAGCGTCAGCCTCGTAAGCCTGAGCTGTCTTATAGTCATCCTCGATCACCTTTTTGTCCACTATAAGCTTATGTCTGCTTATAACTGGCTCTAAGGTGTCTATGATGCGTCGTTCCTTCTGCGTGGAGTGCTTTACTTCCTCAACCATGCACGGGTGTATCTTGCTTACTACAGGCTCAAAGAGCGCCTGATACATGCCGTCACCAAAGTTAGCTTCTATGATGATGTGGTTCACTAGTTCATCTTTAGCTATCTTGGCTAACTTCTGTAGCGTAGGCATGTCATAGCCTCCCGGCAGACCGCCAGCTTGTGTGACAAAGAGGTAACCATTGAGCATCTTGACCACTGCATAGCCAGTCTCGTCTTTCCCTCGTCCACTGGGGTCGATAGACATGACTGTTCCTGTGTACTGAGCGAACGTATCGTCAGCAGATGCTGGCATGTAGAACCTATCGCCAGCCATAGCTAGGTTAGGTAGCTCCTTCAGCTCCCTTTTGTAATCAGGAAGCCAGTTAATCTTCATAGGAGCCTTCTCTTTGTCTATGTCCATGACAATGAGGTCTTTGATCTTCAGCGGGAACCTGTCTTCATCAGAGAGCTGAGTGTTCAGCATGAACTGTAGGGAAAACCCTGCACGACCGTACTCAGCCTGTCTGCCTGCCAGATCGATGTCAGTGAAGCGTTCAGGGTCTGCTGTGGTCCCTTCGGGACGCTTAGCCATCATCTTACGGATGTAAGGGGCTAGATTGTCACTATACTTCTCTGACTCGTCCTTAGTCGGGACTAGAGCTGGCCAAATGCGTGTCTCAAAGGTCTCTGGAAGCTTGGCGTAGATCGAGTCTTCCGTCTGAGGAGTACCCAAATAGATGATCCTAGCGTGTTCAAGAGGCTTAAGGACAGCAGAGAACTCCTTTGTACGCTCTAGGAGCTTCTCCCGCATGTCAGCAGTAGCTGCATTGTTCAGTACCTCTACGTCATCAGCGATGATCTCGTCAGCACGAGAGCCGGTGATCTGTCCAGTGATGCCTACAGACTTAACTGAAGGCGACTGGTCAGCTTTAGCTGGACCTACGTCAAACTCGATGCGGCTGTTTCGTTGCTCTTCCTTTGGTCTAAGATGAGCTAGGATGTCCATCTCCTGTATCAACCTCATAGTGAACGTAGAGAACGCATCAGCACGCGACTTGGACGCAGAGACAACGAGGAACTTGAGCTGTGGGTCACAGTAGAGCCTCCACAGGACGTAAGCAGCAGTGATAAACGACTTACCTACGCCCCGGAAAGCTTGAATCGCTATCTTTGTAGGGCCGTTCTGAAGGTAGTTAGCTATGTCGTACTGGATTGGAGTAGGGTCTGGTAGAGAAATGTGTTTCCAGACGAGGTAAAGGAATAAACGAAAATCTTTTTTGAGAGGGTCTTCATTCATTTAGAACTTCTACCTTCTCATTAATATTCGTAGATTGAGTCTTTGTCCGAGTAAACAGGAATCCCATCAGGACCAGTCATGAATGCATTTCCTGTTTCTTCTTTGTATTCAAGGTCAGGGTAGTCGTAGTCCTCCAAAGCACGCTTTGGTTTACTTTCATTTTTACTTTTAGTTTTACTTTTCTTTTTGGGTTTTATCGACATCGGCTTGGCTGGTTTAACGTCAGCCTTCTTTATGTTCATTTTGCTCATCATGGCTTTATCAGCCCTGAAGAAATCAGCGGAATTGTCTTGGTCACCCCAGTTTATATCAGAGCCGCTCACTACGTTAGCTCCTGTACTTTGTACATCAGAAGGAGATACTCCTCCCGACATTTTTGACATGTCTACACACATTAGCACTTCCACCTTCTCATTGATGCTCTGGCACGCTCAGCGTTCTTAGACTTCTTCACTATGCCAAGCATACGTTTGCAGAAGGACCGCTTGCGACCTTTGTCAGCTTTTGTTTTAGGATTCGGGGCAGGGGGCTTAAGGTTAGAGCCGGTCTCTCTGTTGTACTTGGCTCGGCCTTTAGCAGTCAGTCCTGCTCCTTGTTTGGTTGGGAGTTTCTCTCCTCGTCTAATAGATAGGCTTGTCAGTTTGCATACTCCCCTTTGTCTGCATTAAAAAGCTCCTCCCGGTGGTAACAGCGCGTCGTTTTCCTTCTTAGCTGCATTCTGTATTTCAGTAAGAGCTTTACGCATACGTTTAGAGGCATTATGTTTCATAAACTTTGAGTATTCTGCTGCCTGTCTGATCTGTAAGTTACCAATGGCTTTCTTATTAAGGTCGCCGTCAAACGCTTCAATAGGACCGTGATATTTCAACATGAGCATACGAGTGGCTAGCTCGTTGTTACTCATGCCGGAATATTCTTTTCCTACTTTTGCGGAACGCTGATTCAAAAAGATTATAGTGTCTTCTGAAAGTTTTTTGCTTTCTATTAGCTTTTGAATGCCTCTATGGATACTCTCGTGTACAACCACCTGTTTACCAGTTCCAAAATCCATTACTAAGTCAGCCCTTGGCTGATATACTCCACCCACAGTGAGTGGTACAGCTCCTTTTCTTTTCGTGTCAAGATGACGGCTTGGGTCAAACCCTAGCTTTGCAACTGGATTATCTTGTACAGCTATATAGTGTGCCATGAGGCGCTTACTGGTCTCAGGGTCTATACGAGAGGGAGGATTATCCTTTTTTATTACAGCAGCATCACGTTTACGATTATATTCATTTACTATTCTATATTGAGGAAGCTCTGTATAAAGAGTATTCTGCTCCTTGGCATAATCAGGATTTACAAACTTGTGTGTAGGATCGAGATAGCTTTCGTTATTGTTAATAGCCATATCTACACGATTCTGATCAGGCCAATTTACCTCAGGGCTGGGAGCGAATTGGTATGGCGTCTGTTCTGGTTGTTTATCTTGCGCCTGTCCTGTACACATTAGTTTGCATACTCCCCTTCGTCCTCAAACTTTGGCAGA